AAGGAGAACAATACTACAACCAAACTTATTATAATGAAACAATTAATTGAACTTCGGGATTGGGTAGATCAGCAATGTAAAACAGGGCAACCTTTTAACTGCGCGGACGTACTAAATAAGATTGACGAAATATTAGAAAAGGATGACGATATTGAAGAACTTTTATTAACTTCGTGCTATGAAATGGAATGAATTAACCCTTTGGCAGTACCAACAATTAATGCCTACAATAACTAATCCGGATAAGGATTGGACGGAATTAGATGCAGAAGTAAAGCAGCTTTGTATTGTAACAGGACTTACAGAGCATCAAATAGATAGCCTTTCGCTTAACGCATTAAAAGAATTGCGTAAAGAATTAGCCTTTCTAAGCGAACCTATTGATGGCAAGCCGGTAAATTATATAATAACTAATGGCAAGCGCTACCGGATTAATTACGATATTAAGAATATGCCTTCAGCAAGGTATATAGAAAGTAAAGTATTTAGTAAAGATACTTTAGCAAATCTTCATAAAATAGCGGCTTCTATGGTTATTCCGCAGAAGCGTAATTGGTTAGGTAAATGGATAGATCAAGACTATGACGCAAGCAAGCACGAAGAATACGCAGCAGATATGCAAGAAGCTAACTTTGTTCATATTTATCATTCGCTTGTTTTTTTTTATCAAGTCTTCAAAAATTGGATCGAAGTTTCACGGGATTATATGATGGCGGAAATAACGAAGGCGGGGATGACGAAGAAACAAGCGGCTATGGTGGTAAATCTTTTATCAGAATCTATGGATGGCACTATACCTGTTACCTTGTTGCCGCCCAAGAAAATATTAGAATTAAAGAGGTATTTGAAATGAAGACAATAGAGTTTTTAAACGCTATGGCATATATGAAAGCAAAAAATTCATACGATCGTGAGGAAATGAAAAGATTAAAATAAGGAGTTTTGACATAAAGTGATCCCCTGCTATTTCTATGGCGGGGGTTTTTTGTGCGGTATTTAAAAGGCTTTTACCTATTTAAAGATATGAGTGAAGCAAAAGCACAGGCGGAATCCTTAGCTAATGGATTTTTACAATCTATTGGGGAATCGTATGATCAGTTTGATCCAAGCGAATTTCCTGTTGCCGAACAGATGTTCATATATTACGGAAAGATATTTAATGATGAAATAAAAGAACAATTAAAAATAAGCGGATCTATTGCGTCCGGTAAAATTGGCGAATTAGCCGTTCCAAAAGTTAATAAGTTCGGGAATAACTACGAAATGTATTTAGGTTATAAAAAAGATAATCCCGCTTCCGTTTATTATAAGTTCGTAAATAAAGGGGTGAAAGGAGTTGGCGGTTTAAATGCTAAGCCTAAAAGCGTTAAATCAAGTACGCCATATAAATATAAAACGCCGTTCCCAAATAAGAAAATGGCAACGTCTATAATGGAATGGTATAAGTTAGGAAAGGCAAAGGCAAGAACAGATACACAGAAAAACCCGTTAACCGAATCGGAAAAAAAAAATAAAAGTTTAAAGAATGTAGTGTCAAAGCCTAAAACCTTAATGCAAATATCTTATATGACGGCGGCGGCTATAAAAAGGGATGGTTTAAAGACTACTTCATTTTTTGATAATGCAATAAAGGCGGTTTTTAATAAAGATTTCTTTGCGGCAATGGCTACGGCATTGGGTGGGGATATGAAAATACAAATTAGACAAATAGGAAATAAAATGGAAAATAATGGCTATAACAATAAATAGTACACCGGCAACTTATCCGAGTATGCACGAAGACCTTTGGTTTGTGGCTTCATCTACAAACGTAGGGGTTACAAACTTTAAATTCGTTTATGACGTTTATATAGACGGCGCGCAAGTTAGTAGAAATAAAATATATCCTTCGCCAAGTGCGGAAGGTAGCTATGGAGTTTTTAACGCTTCGCCAATGGTTCGCGCATACGTTACGAATTACTTTGAGCCGTCAGGCAGTAGCGTATTAGTAGCATCTAATAATAAAATAAAAGTAGATTACCAAGTAAGGATAGGTGAAGAAGTAAGCGGTGCAGTTATAACTAACTTAGCATCAGGGAGTTATTCGGCTTATAATTATTATTCGCCTTTATTCGGGGATATATTTACAGAGAATGGAAACGTACCTTTAGTGCTATCTAATTATTATGATAATTTATTAATTGAAAACTATACAGACGATTGGTTAAGTGATAGGGATAATAGTGATATTACAATCGAATACGGGGATCAATTCTTTATTACATTCTTAAAGATTACCGGCGGCGCTTATAAACTTTGGGTGCAACCTACGAATGAAGACGGAACTTTTGGAACTGCGGTTAGTGGATCTATAACTATGTCAGGCGAATTTAATTTATTTAATTTTCAAGCGGCGGCAGTTAACGCGTGGGCGGGATCGGATATTATTACACAATCAACTTATGGCTATAATGTTTACATTACGCTTGGAGCAGCAACCACAAGGATATTACGATTTAGACAAGTATGTAACCCTAAGTACAGGCAATATAACCTTCACTTTCTTAACAGACTTGGGGGATATGATACAATGGCATTCAGGCTTGTCAATAGGCGAAGATCTGAATTTCAAAGAACTTCATACAGAAGAAATCCTTATCAATTATCAAATGGTCAAATGACAAATATTGATACGTACAATAAATATAATGAAACTACGTACAACTTTGCTATCCAACATTCCGATTATTATAATTTAACGGCTGATTGGCTTGACGATCAAGACTATGCGTGGCTTGCTCAATTAGTAGCTTCGCCAATAGTTTATATGGAAGTACAAGGTGCGTTTTTCCCTATTACAATAAGGAATACAAATTACCAATATAAATACCAAATAGCAGACGGATTATTTAACTTTGATTTAGAAATAGAAGTAGGTAAATATTTAAATAGCCAATATAGATAATGATAAGAACGGAAATATATGTCGAAGATCAATTAATTGATTTATTGCAGGACATTAGTACTGACTTTACTTATACTATTGATGACGTCCGAGATTTTGGAAGTCGCAATACGTCATTTAGCCGTACAATTTCAATACCTGCAACCGCTAAGAATAATAAGATATTAGGCTTTGCCTTCGATATATCTATGGCGCACGATCATAATATGGACTTACCAAATGTAAATACAAACTTTACGCCTTCGCAGGCAGCTAAGTGCGAGGTTTATATTGATAAGATACAGATATTTAAAGGCGTTATTCGTATCCTTGAAATAGTTATTAATAATAACGTTATCCAATACCAATGTGCCGTATTCGGTGAATTAGGCGGGTTTATAACTGAATTAGGAAATAAGCGTTTAGAAGATTTAGATTTTAGTGAATATAACCATACTTGGAACGTAACTTCAATTCAAAATAGTTGGAATAGTATTACAGGATCGGGTTATTATTACCCTTTAATTGATTACGGGGATGTAAGTACAAATAAAGATGACTTTCACGTTTCTACTTTTAGACCTGCCCTTTATGTAAAGGAATATATTGAAAAAATATTTGAAGGAACTACATACACTTTAAATTGTGATTTCTTTAATAGTGATTTCTTTAAAAAATTAATTGTCCCTAATAATACGCAGGGTATTCAGGGAACGAATGACAGATTTATTTTAGGTACGATTTCTGCGACAAAAACAATATTAAATAGTAACACACCAACCGCACGAAACATTGATCTACCTTTTGATTCTACGACTTTACTTTACTTTACGGAAAATGGAAGTAAGAGCATATTTACTTATACTGATGGTACAAAGACGATTAGAGCAATGGCTTCAATAACCGGTATTTATCAAACGGATGCGGCTTCATCTATTAGTGCTACTTTATACGTTGCAGGTATAGCGGTTCAAACATTAACGCAAACAACAACTTCGGCAAATAATCCTTTTACTTTTAACTTAGATTGGACCGGTAATATATCTAATACAAATCAAGTTAGAATAGAAATAAGCGTTCCTGTAACGGCTAATACTTATATTGTAAGTATATCGAGCGCAAACTTTACTTTTAATCAATTAGCTGCGCAGTTAGCAAGCGTTGTTTATAATGGTACAATATCAATAAATGATAATCTGCCAAAAGGTATATTCCAAAAGGATTTCTTTTTATCAGTTTGTAAAATGTTTAATTTATACGTTTATCAAGATAATATAAATGAGAAACAAATAAATATAGCGCCATATATTGATTTCTATTCTTCTGCGGTTACTAATAGCTTAGATTGGTCGCAAAAAATAGATATGAATGCAAGTATATCTATTAAACCTATGTCGCAATTAAACGCAAGATATTACGCTTATAAATATAGTACTGATTCGGATTATTATAATGATAACTATTTAAAAAAATATGGTCAATCATACGGGGATTTTATTTATGATTCTCAATTTGATTTCGTAAAAGAAACCGCATCAACGCAGATTATATTTGCACCTTCTATATTAAGATTACATACAGGGCAAGATAAATACCATAGTGAAATTTATAAATTATCAAATAATAATACGCAAGAAGATCCAATGGATTCAGTTATCCGTATTTTAATGGCTAAGAAAATAACAGGTGTATCAACTTGGAAAATACAAAATGACGGAGGTGGAACATTAGTTAATTTAACTTCATACGGATATGCGGGACACTTAGACGATCCTTCAAATCCTACAATCGATTTAAACTTTGGAGCACCAAAGGAATTACAATTCCCTGCGTCAACTTATCCTACGAATAACTTATTTAATACATATCATTTGCCGTACATTTTAGAAATTACGGATATGGAAAGTAAATTATTATCTTGTAAAATATATCTAAATGAATTAGATATTTATAACTTAGATTTTAGTAAGTATATATGGATCAATGGAGTATTATTTAGGCTTAATAAGGTAGACGGATATAATCCTATGGAGTTTAAAACTACACAGGTTAATTTATTAAAAGTAATAAACACGAATTAATGGCAGAAGAAATAATTGGTATAAAGGTAACCACCGACGCCGCGCAGGCAACCGCAGAAGTTCAAAAATTAGACAAAGCATTTGAGGCAACAGATGATTCAGTAAAGAGTTTAAGAACACAGCTAAAAGAAGCAACTGCAAACGTTGCTATTATGGCTGATAAATTCGGTGCTACATCTAAAGAGGCAATTAATGCAGCAAAGCGTGCGGCTGAATTAAAAGATCGTATCGGTGATGCTAAGGCTTTAACAGACGCCTTTAATCCGGATGCAAAGTTTAAAGCGGTTGCAGGTGCATTATCAGGAGTAGCGGGTGGATTTAGTGCCTTACAGGGTGCAATGGCTTTATTTGGTAAAGAGAATAAAAACGTTGAAGCAGCTTTATTAAAGGTAAATGCTGCAATGGCATTATCACAAGGCTTGAAAGCATTAGGTGATTCAATTGATAGCTTTACAAACTTAGGTACACAGATACGAGCAAGTACAACGTATATGAACTTAAATAATGCAGCTACTAAAACGGCTGCGGTTATTCAAAAGGCGTTTGGTATTGCGGTTGTAGAAACAAGCGTTGGGTTTAAAGTTTTAAAAGGCGCAATAGTAGCAACAGGAATCGGTGCATTAGTGGTTTTATTAGGATCTGTAATTGCCAATTTTGACGCTATTTCTGATTGGATTAAAAAAAGTCCATTTGGTGCATTTGCTAAAAGCGTTGGTTCATTAGTAGAACAATTTACAGACTTTGTTGGTATTACAAGTCAAGCGAAAAGAAATATAGAAAGTTTAACCGCTTCGTCTAAATTAAGAAATGAACAGATTGAAAGGGATATTAAATTACTATCTGCACAGGGCGGGCAAGAATCAGAAATTTATAAGAAAAGAACAGAATTAATTAATAATGATTTAGCCGTATTAAAAACAAAAGTCGATGCGAGTGGAAAGCTATATGGTGAAGATGCTAAAAAATGGAAAGATTTAAATAATGAGAAATTAGTTTTAACTGCTGACTATAATAAGAAAAGCGCAGAAGAAACTAAAAAGACAAATGAGAAATCACAAAAGGATCGTGATGAAGCTAATAAAAAAGTTGAAGAAGATACTAAGACGGCAAATAAAATGCTTATTGATTTGCAGAATGAAAAGAATAAAGCATTACTTGCAGATGAAAATGATAAAGCATTAAAGCAATTACAAATTGATAAGACTGCTAAGGATGCAGAAATAGAGCAATTAAAAGTAAGCCAAAAAGTTAAAGATGAATTAATTAAACTTAATAATGAAGCATACGAAGCTGAAAAAATTGAATTAGAAAAAAAGGCAAAAGAAGATAGGGATAAAAAGCAAGAAGAAGAACAAGATAATCTTGATGCATTTAATGAGAAAATTAAAGACATTAGAATTGCTGCAATTAAAGATGATAATGAAAGAGCAGAAGCAGAAAGATTAGCCGAACTTGAAAAAAATATAAAAGAATTAGAAGAAGATAAAGAATTTATAAAATTATCACAAGAAGAACAGGCTAAAATTAAAAAAGATTTAATTGATGCATCTGAAGCTGAAGCGCAAAAAAGTAAAAATGAAATTGTAAAGAAAGGCTTAGAAGAAGAATTAGATATATTACAAGCGCAACAAAAAGCATTAATAGTCGGATCTGAGGCTTGGGTAAAAAATTCTATTGAAATTGAAGAAGCTGCATATAAATTAAAAATAAATAATGCCAAAGGTAATGCTAAGGAAATTGAAAGAATAAATAAAGAACATAATGCCAATATGAAAAATATTGAGTTACAGGCTTATGTTGCTAAAAAAGAAATTGAAATAGCAAAATTACAAGTAGTTCAACAATTTGGTAGTTTATTACAACAAGTAAATAAAAAGAATAAGTCAACTGTTATTGCCGGATTAATTATTGAGAAAGCAGCAGCAGTTGCTATGATTTGGGCTAATAATGCTATTGCAAATGCAAAGGCGGTCGCAACATTTTGGATTACAGGTGGTTTACCTTGGACTGCAATTAATACTATTAGTGCAGCATTAAGTACGGCTGCGGTTGTATTGCAAACTAAAAATGCAATTCAAGAAATTAATTCACAAGGTGATTCTGTTCCTGTTCCTGATACGGGCGGTGGTGGAACGCCGCCAAATACCGGAGGTGGTAGTGGTAGTGGCGGAGGTGGTGCAATGCCGGATACAGGAGGTGGAACGCCGCCAAATACAGGTGGCGGTGGAAATGGTGGCGGTGGGGGAAATGGTGGCGGAGGTGGTGGCGGATCTGTTCGCGCTTATGTAATTCAAAGTGATATTAATGACTCTCAACAAAGAGAAGCAGAAATTGAAAATAGAGCAAGATTTCAATAAACGATAAATATATAAATAAAAACTATTTAAGGATATGAATACAGAATTACCAATATATATGTTAGACATTACCGATAATATCGAAGACGATTCACAAGTCGACTTTATTGCATTGGTAGATCGTCCTGCAATTCAAAAGAATTGGAACGCATTTAATAAAAGCCAAAAATTTGAAGTTACAAATGAAGATCGTCGTATTATTTCGGGCGCTATTATGTTGGCTGATACGCCTATTTTTAGGAGTGATGCTACTTATGGCGACTATTATGTGGCTTTTAGTGCGGATACTATTCTTAAAATTGTACAAAAGTTTTTTAAAAAAGGATTCCAAAGTAACGTCAATTTAATGCATAATTCAAATATGCAATTCGAAGGAGTTACATTATTTGAAAGTTTTATTTCCGATCCTTCGCGTGGTATTATGCCAATGAAAGGATTTGAAGATGCGCCGGTAGGTAGTTGGTTTGGTTCAATGATCGTAGATAATGAAGATGCGTGGGCGAAAGTAAAGAATGGTGATATTATGGGCTTTAGCGTTGAGGGATTATTTAACTACAAACCTAAGGAAGTAAACAAGGTTGCGTCTATGGTAGATGCTATTAAAAAAATATTGTCACAAGTTAAGTGATAAACATTTCATTTTTTAACTATATAATAAAAAAAGTATGAACGCACAGGAAGCAATTTTAAAAATTAAGGCTTTGTTTGAGGACAACGCCGCGCCTGTTGAGGAAGTGCAAGCTGAAGAAACTAAGGTTGATGAAACTAAGGTTGAGATGGCTGAATATTCTTTAATGGACGGAACTAAGGTTGAAATTTCAGCTTTGGAAATTGGCGGTTCTGTTACTATCGAAGGTCAGCCTGCACCTGCAGGAGATCACGAATTAATGGACGGCACAGAAATTACCTTAGATGAAAACGGAATTATCGTTGAAATCGAAAGTAAAGAAGTAGTAGCAACACCCGAAGTAGATACAGAGGTTGAAGCTAAAAAAGAAGAAGACAAAAAGATGGCTGAAATGGCAGAACAATTTGAAGCAAAAATTGCCGAATTAGTTGAAGCTAAAAACGCATCTGATGTAAAAGTTTTGGAATTAGAAAATAAAGTTAAGCAAGGGTTTGCACAAGTAGCTGAATTAATCGAAGCACTTTCAAATACACCAAGCGAAGATCCAATTCAAAAGCCAAATAGTTTTAATTCATTTGTAAATACAAGTGATATTAAAGGTCAGAGATTAGAAAAATATAGACAAGCAATTTTAAACACTAAAAATTAATAAAAATGGCATTTAACGTAGACGCATTAGCCGCATACACAGAGCAAAATGAAGCCTTATTGGTAACTGATTCTGTATTAGGCGCAAAGACTGCATCTTTAATTAAGAGCGCAGGTAACGTTATGGTTGGCGTAAAGTCAGCGGAAACGATTAACATTATGGACACAGACGCAATCTTCCAAGCAGGTGGATCTTGCGGATTTACTGCATCTGGTTCAACAACTTTTACTCAAAGAACAGTAACAGTTGGTAAGATTAAAGTAAACGAAGCACTTTGTCCTAAAGACTTAGAAGCGAAGTATTTACAAAAAGCATTACCTACAGGATCAATGTATGATTCTATTCCTTTTGAGCAAGAGTTTGCTGATAAGAAAGCGAAGACTATTGCTGCTCAATTAGAAACTGCTTTATGGCAGGGTGATACTTCAAGTGTAAACGTAAACTTAAATAAGTTTGACGGATTAGTAAAATTGATCGGTGCTGCTTCAGGTGTTGTTGCTGCAAATGCTTCTACTTACATTAGTGGTGCGCCTTTGAGTACAATTACTGCTGCAAACGTAATAAGCATTTTTGATGGTGTATACGCTGCAATCCCTGCGCAAGTAGTTGCTGCTGACGATATGACTATCTTCTGTGGTCAAGATACTTTTAGAACTTACACTATTGCATTAAAGAACGCAAATCAATTCCATTATTCTATTGACGTGAAAGCGGATAGCGAATTTATCTTGCCGGGCACTCCTATTAAGGTTGTAGCTTTACAAGGTTTAAACGGAACTAATAAAGTTTATGCAATGCGTTTAAGCAACTTGTTCTTAGGAACAGATTTGTTAAACGAAGAAGAAAAGTTTGAAATTTTCTATGCAAAAGAAGCTGATCAAGTTCGTTTTGTATCTGAATTTAAAATGGGTGTAAACGTAGCGTTCCCTGATGAGATCGTTAAGTTTATCTTAGCATAATTATACGGGGTGTTGAAATATACACCCCTTTTTTTAAAAATATTAAATTAATTAACAATGGCGTGCGCATTAACACAAGGATACACTTTAGACTGCCGTGATAGTTTAGGTGGAATCGTTGAGGTTTATTTTACTGAAGCTGCAAAC